TAATGGGGGTGTTGGGGGAAGTGTTGGGGGAAGTATTGGGGGAGGGGTTGGTGGTAAGTAGTGTTGGTAAATAATTATAGTTAAAATAAAAAAAATTTGAGTTAATATATTCAAGGTTTTAAAACCTCAAACTATCAACTAGAGAAAGAGAGGCAAAAGCCTACTCATTCATTGGCTTCCACACGTCTGGTATCGGCTTCGGCTTTTTTCTGCTTGGTAATTTCAAGAGAACGAGTTTTCTTATCCAAAGCCTTCATTTCGCGAGCTAATTGTTCTTCACGAAGCCTTTTGGCTTTTGCTTCTGCGTCGGAAGCCATTTTGGCAAGGATTTGTTGTGCCAGTAAATAATTTTCATCACCATCAGGGACGCTAAGACACCGAGCCTTGAAAGCACAGCATAGTTTTTTAAAAGCCTGATTGTCAGGGTCAACCAACGAACTGATCCCAGATAATCCCACACAATATGGTTGTGTAGTGGTGCCATTCAAAAATTCGTTTGGCATAATAGCCTGAGAACCAATTGGTTTTCCATCAGAAGATGACGGCAAATACAACAAAGACGATTTAATAACACTTTTTCCTCCTTTGTCACGGTCATCATAGGTTCCTTCGAAAATACAAATAGGTAAGAAATTATCATCATCGGGAGAGGAGATACTGCCTTTTGTTCGGATTAATCCTTCAAGAGGAGCGGAAAATCCAGATTTGAAAGTTATAGTAGGTTCAGACATTTTGTAAATATTTACAGCGAAAAGTAATTAAACCATTCTACAAAAATAAAACACAATTTTTTTCTATTATTCCAATTTTTTCCGTTTTTTTATAAAACTATACTAATATATAAAAATAGTAAAAAAAATTTGAGTTATATAGATAATTTTATTATTTCCATTTATTGGAAATTAATATCTCATTTTCAGAAATAGTTAAAATAAATTGTGTATTTCCATTATTATCAGTCTCAGAAACAAAAGGGCTATTTTCAATATTATAAGCATTACCATAATTATCTGTTCCATATACATTTAAACAATTGTGATTATATTCAGAATTACACATTCCATGCACATGCATAAAAATAATTCCATTTTTATAAAAACTATTTAAATAACTATCAATTTTTTTATTAACCATTTTTATATTTTTCTTCTTTCTTTATTTCGTAAATAATAATAAAATAAAAAATAAAAAATAAAAAATAAAAATCAATTTTTAACAAATATATATATATTAATACTATTTTTTATATAATAAAATTATTCTATTTTTATATAATATGTATTAACTACTAATACTATCTATAAGAGCATCTATATCATCTCCAGAATTTATATTGGTTGAACCTCTTGGGGGAGCATCTCTTGGATTAGAAAAAGGGGGTCCAGCGGTAGGATTATATTTTGGTGGTCCATTATTATTATTACCTTGACCCATACTCATAAAATTAGCAAGTCCAGGGCTATTTTCTTGCATAGAGCCCATAGCAGCATCTTTAAATTGGTTCATTAAATTAGGATTATTTTTAAACATATCACCCATATTCATATTACCCATAACAGATTTTGACATATTATTGGAAATATGAAACCAGAAAGCACTACTTGCTACCATAAATACTAATTTTAATTCAGGAGCCATATTGGCACTTTCTTTATATTTTTCATATAAATCTTCAAATACTTCATCATATGTATTAATTTCTTCATTCACGTTCTCACTCCATCCATCTAAATTAACATCAAAAGGATTTCCAGTTTTATTATTAACAAATTCAGCCATAGAAGCAAATGAAACTAACATACGTCTTTGCATTTTAACACTATTATCCATTTTACGATGATGTAATAAACGTTCATATTCGTGGTTCATTTCTTCATAATTACTAGACATTGAAAAAGTCTTAGGAAGTTTAATACCTTTATCTCTTAATCTTTCAAACTTACATAATAAATCAAACTTACGTTTTTGTATTTCTTCAAAAGATAAATTTTCAGTGCTACTAATACCAGCAGTATTTATACTACCATAATTATTATCCCCAAAGTTATTATTACCAAAGTTATTATTACCAAATGAATTTGTAGCACTCGCTCCAAAACCATTATTACCAGTTCCTGCACTTGAACTACCAAAATCAGGCAGACTTGGTCCACTCATACTTGGTTTAGGTGCTTCAATATCATCTAAATTCATACTGTTTAATTCTCTATCTAAATCAATATTTGTTAGATTATCATCAAATAATGAATTTTGTAAAACTTCTGTATTATCTAAATTTACTCTTTGTGGCATTGTAGTTGAACTTGAAAACATATTGGTAGATGGACTAGGATTATTACTAAAATTATTACCACCACTATTACCACCACTATTACCATTACCACCATTATCACCACTACCCCCACTACCTAATTTATTAATTTCAGTTTCAGGTTTTTGTTTTTTCTTATTAACTAATAAATTTAATCCAAAATCAACTTCTTTATCACTATTAAACATATTATCCATATTTCCCATATGACCTGATGGCATTGCGTCATGATTATTTGTAGAAACAGTTAAATTTGGGCTTTGTTCTCTAATATTAGGTCTGAAACTATTATTTGTATCAAATGATATATTTTTACCTTGTGAATTAGTAGAACCCATATCCACACTTTTAAGGTTAAGATCTTCTAAATCTAAATCTAAATCAAACTCCATTTTATATTAATTTATATTAATTTATATGTAATTTGTAAGTATTAATTTATTACTATTTAAACTTTATTTGTTATTTATATACTTATAAAAATTATTATTTAAATTATTATAAATACAATTATATATTTTATATAAATATAATTCTATATTCTTTTATTATACTAATTAAAAACAAGTAAAGAAAATTATAATTATTTACGCAATTAGTAAATATTATTTCATTTTATAATTAAATTATTAAATAATATTTTATTTTTATTTATAATAAAAATATTTGTAATACATAATAAATAGTAAAAAATAAAACAAAACTAATTAAATTAATTAAACTAATTAAAAATGGATTTCTCTAAAATTACTACTCTTGCGTCATCAGGTTTATCTGGTATTGTTTTAAAAAGTTTATCAGACCAACAAAAATCTAATTTTGAAGATGTAGAGACTTTTACAACAACTCAATTAGTCATTGTTATATTAATAATCTTATTATTAATTACATTATTTGCTGTTGCTACTTACAAACTTACCAATAGTTATTTTGAAACAGTTCTCTGTATCTTCTTTGGGTGCTTCTATGTTATGATTGCTTTCCTTTACTATGCTTATGCTGGTTATTGCTTTAAAAAAATTAAGTAAATCATAATTTAACTATATTTAACTATTTTCTTTACTTTTACATTTATCTTTTTTACTTTTTTCTTTATCTTCTTCTTTTTTAACTTTATCTTCTTCTTTTTTAACTTTCATTAAATTTGGTTTTTCAAAATAGTGTAATGTCATTAATAAAGAATCTGCTAAATCATCTTTTTTAGGATGACCTTTAAAAAAGTCTAACCATTTTGTATTTTCTTTTAATACTGTTTCAACCATCATAATTGCCATTTTTTTATTTTTTTGATAACCACTATTTACTGTATCTATATACTCTATTATGCTTTTTTGGTCATTTTCAGGTAAAAATTTTATTAAATCTAATTTTTTACTAGCACAATAACATTGTATTTTTTTATCATTTAAAATTGATGTTGAATTAACATTTTGCGCTCTCACACTATTTTTATTTTTATCAATCATTCTAATTAAATAATAAGAATACAAAAACATTTGCATTGATTTCATTGTTGGATTTTTCAATACAGGTTGATTTTCTAATAATATGATGGATGTATCTAATATAGTTGTTTCTATTTTGTCTAATTCTTGAAATAAAGCAATTCCTAATTGATTTATATCAAATTTACTCGTTGTTTTAGCACGATTTATTTTTAAAAAATCATTGCTAGTATGTGTTTTCATTTTTATCATCTCATTAATATGTTTTTTACAATAACCTTTATAGATATGGGATTTTAATACTTGTAGTGGTTTTGCTTTACATTCTTTATCCCAACATTGTTTCACAGTTAATTCAGGTAATCTTTCTTCTCCTGATTTTTTAAAATGTGTTTTACATAATCCACTATAAATGGTATTTCCAGAAGTATCAGTTTGTAATTCTTCTTTACAGTAAAAAGCACTTTTACCACATACTTTGGATTGGGGTTGTATTTCAATTTCATTTTCATTATTTTCATTATTTTTTGTTTTTTTTGATTTTGCTTTTGTTTCTTGTAGTGCCGAACATTTTAAATTAGTGTTAATATGACTTACTTCTCCAGAATCTTCCATATTTGTTTCTATTTGACTTACTAAACTTATATCAGCCCAACTTATAATGTCATAATGTTTATTATTAAATACAAATGAATTTATATTATTACTATTAATACTAACATTAGACTCTAAACTACAATAGGCTAAATTTTTAATACCTATATCCCAACCTATACCTTTTGACATTTTTATAGTAAATATATAATAATTTATACTAAATATATAGTAAATATATAGTAAATTAATTTAAATTGTTCTGGAGATACTTATTATTTTATAAATAAAAAATAAACTAATATAAATATAAATATAATTATTATATTAAAGTATATTATTTAAGTTATAGTTTTAATAAAAAATATATTAAATAAATATAGTTATTATTAAATAAAATATAATAATTAACAATTAATAATTATAAAATATTATAAATATAAAATATAAAAAAATTATAAATAAAATAAAAATAAAGATATGCTAGAAAGAAAAATAGAAAAAGTAAATTATTTAAAAAGTATAAAAGAGAAAGAACATAAAATCTTAAATTATTATAAAAAAATACATAATAAGGATAGTGTAAAAGATAAACCTATTATTAAAAAAAGAAAAAGAACTAAAAAAAAGTTAGGTAAAGATAGACTTAGTGTAAAAAAAGATGAAACTGAAGACAATGATGAAAATAATGAAAATGAACCTATAAGTATTGTTGCTAAACAAGAAAAAGAAAAACTAACAAAAAAAAAACAATTTGTAATAATGGATTAAATTATTATTAAGTAATATTAAGTAATGATTAAAATTTATTATTGAATACAACAAGGTTGATATGGTCTATAATTAAAAGCATTTTCAACAAAATTTTCCCACATTATTGTATTATCTGTCTTTTTTATGTTTTCAAATTTATCTGTAACATTTAATAATTCTATTCGACTAAATACATCTTTAGACATTATAGTATTATAATCATTAAATTCTGTTTGTGTTTCAATATTACATAAATTAAATAAATGTTTAAGATGATTTGTATAAGTTTCATCATACTTATCATATTGATTTCCAGTATTATCAATTGGTGTTGTTGAGTTTTCCATTTTGTTTAGTATTACTATTATTAATAATAGTATTGTTATTTTTTATATTATTGTTATTGATATTGTTTATTTTTGCACTTTAAAAAATTGATTTTTAATGATATAAAAATACTTATATTATTAAAAGTATATTATACTAAAAATGTCTTTAGAAGAAGAAAAACCAAACCAACAATTACAAACCCAACAATTTAATAAAGAAATTAAAAAATGCAATGCCGAAATTAAAGAACAAATTAATAAAATTATTAAATATAATGGTTCATTTGTTTGTATGAGTAAAGAAGTTTCTATTATTATTCCTGATAAAAGCGAAGATGCTGAACCTACAGATACATTAACTAAATATTTACCTATTGAAGAATGTAATAAAATGGTGAGCCATCTCTTTTTAGAAGTTTTGAAAAGCAAGGAGTTAAATCCAAAGGCATTAGAACAAATGAAAGCCAAAGGCATAGAACCAAAACCACAAGCAATGGATATGTTATTAATTATTGTTATTCCTTGTGAAAAAACAATTAAAATTGGT